TACATTTTTTATATAATTTATTTCGTTTATCGTTATAACAACAAGAACAAAAGTAAGTTTTATTTTTAATGTTGAAATAAACTTTTTCCCAAGGTTCTTGTAATTCTCTTTTACATTCCATACAATTTTTAAATGAATAAATACATTTTAAACATAACTCATATGTTATTTCTATAAATGAGTCAGTATCTATTACTAATGTAAAAGGGTCATTGTATACATTATATACATCTTCACATAATACGCAATAAAGTTCATTAGTATCATAATCAAACTTAAAAGGTTCGTTTTCTTCTAAATTAAATTTAAAGTTATTATTCATTTTATATTAGTTTTTGTTATTTACAAATATTAATTTTAATAAATAATAAATCAATTTTTTATTATATAATAATGGGCGTTTGAAATGAGAAAAGGTGTAAATAAAATTGAATGAATTAATTTAATTGTAGTATAATAAAATTAATATGAGTATTCCATTTGAAAAATCATTTGCAAGTAATGAGAAAGCAAAATTTTGGGATAAAGAAAAAAATATTGTCGAACCAAAAGATATATTAAATAATAAATCTGGTAAAAAATATTGGTTTAAATGTAATGAATGTAATCATAGTTTTAAAATTTCACTTGAAAATATAAATAAAGGCTGTTGGTGTCCATATTGTTGTAAACCGCAACAAAAATTATGTGATAACGAGGAATGTAAAAGTTGTTTTAAAAAAAGTTTTGCTTCTCATTCAAAAGTATTATATTGGAGTGATAAAAATAAATTAAACCCAAGAGAGGTTTTTAAAAATAGTGATTCAATTAAATATATATTTTATTGTGATATTTGTAATCACGACTTTGAAAGATTACCATATAATATACAAGATTTAGATATTACCCACTGTATTTATTGTGCTATTCCTACAAAAATATTATGTAATAACGATGAATGTGTATTTTGTTTTAATAGGTCATTTGCTTCTCACGAAAAATCTAAATATTATAGTAGTAAAAATAAATTAAATCCAAGACAAATAATAAAAGGTAATAATAGTAAATTTATATTTAATTGTAATAATTGTAATCATGAATTTGAAAAAAGTTTAAGTAAAATAACTATTGAAGATGGGTGGTGCCCTTATTGTTCAAATCCTCCAAAACAATTATGTAATAATAAAGAATGTAAAATTTGTTTTGACAAAAGTTTTGCTTCTCATCCAAAAGTAGTATATTGGAGCAATAAAAATAAATTAAATCCAAGAGAAGTATTTAAACTTGGAGACACACGAATATATTTTGATTGTATTTGCGGTCATACATTTGATAGTCAAATTAAAAATATTACTAAAGATGGGTGGTGTCCTTATTGTTCAAATCCTCCAAAACGATTATGTGATAATGAAGAATGTACAATTTGTTTTGAAAAAAGTTTTGCTTCTAATCCAAAAAGTATACATTGGAGTGATAAAAATAAATTAAAACCAATACAAGTATTTAAAAATAGTAATTCTAAATTTTGGTTTGAATGTATTAAACATCATATCTTTAATTCATCACTTGGCCATATAAATGGAAGAAATTCATGGTGTCCACATTGTCAAAATAAAACAGAACAAAAATTGTATGAACAATTATTACATTATTACAATTCTTTAACTAAACAATTCAAACAAGAATGGTGTAAAAAAATAACATATTTACCTTTTGATTTTTGTATCCCTGAATATAAAATTATTATAGAATTAGATGGAAAACAACATTTTCAACAAGTAAGTAATTGGTCATCACCCGAAGAACAATTTGAAAATGATAAATACAAAGAAACATGTGCAAATGAACAAGGCTATATAATTATTAGATTATTACAAGAAGATGTATTTGATGATACATATGAATGGTTAGAAACATTATTAATGTGTATTGAAGAGATAATAAGTGGAAATAGAAAAAATTATTATTTATGTGAAAATAATGAATATGATGGTTATTAATTTACTCTACATTTAATAATATTATTTTTAATTCTTGAAATAGTATGTCTTGGTAAATTCATTATTTTTTGTATTTCTACATTTTTATGTCCTTGAGAAATATATTCTTTTACTTTTAAAATAATTTCATCAGAAACACCCTTTTTAGAATTACGAATAGCAATAGACATTTTCTTTTTTGTTTCTTCACTTTTTTCTTTTCCATAATTATGATTTTTTGCTCCTTTCATATTTTCAGATTTTATTTTATAGATATTCTTTTTTAATATTTCTTTACAAATTAACTTTTTTTGTTTTATCCAAAAACAACTTTTATTAAATTGTTCTTTATTTTCTTTTCTTGTATTTACATCTGTAAAATATTCACACATATGTTTTTCTTGATTTATTTTTTCTATACATTTTATTCTAATAATTTTATCTGTTGTATTTAAAAATTCTTCTAATGCACATAATTGATTATATTTTATTATACATCCAGTTTTCATGAAAGAAATAAATGTTAAACAATCTTTTTTATTATAAATATAAAATTTTTTATCACTTCCAATATTACCTAATTGTAAATATTTTTGAATTTCTACCAATATTTCAGGGTGTGATACTTGAGTTATACTAATTCTATAACTATTTTTTGTTTCTTTTTGAAAAATACAAACACATCCTTCAGCATCAAATAATCCTTGAATATATTCTATATTTAATTTATTCACTTGAGAAATATCTATTGTTTTTTCTTTGTTATATATACTACATTTTTCAAATAATTTTTGTTTTTCTTCTATTTTATTTACTTGATTTGTTAATTTATTCATTTCATATAAACATTCTATTTGTAAATGTTTTATAATAAAACTATCTTTTACATAATTTAATAATATTTCATATTCATTGCTTCTTATTATTAAATTATATTGATTTCTTACACTCACTAACTCTTCATTAATTTGTTTATTTCTAGATTTAGTTGTTGTTATACTTCCACCAAAATGATACATGAGAATTTGTAATATATTTGTTCTAACTTGAGTAATACTTATTCCTGATTGAAATCCATTTTTAATTTTTCTTATAAAAATACAACCATCTCCATCTATTAATCCAGCAATATAAGATGCATGAGGTGAATGAAATTTATATTTATCCATTTTTTGTTTGTTGTCTTCCTCTATATTATGTAATAAATGTGTCATTATTGTATATTGTTTCAATATCTTTAAATGATAATCAATTTTATATTGCTACTGATGGATCAGTAGCAAACATTTTTGCTTTCTCATTTTAAAAGCAAAAAAGAATAATATTGCTTTTTCATTTTAAAAGCAAGAATAAGATAGATTCGGATGATTAAACACCCAACTCATCAATCATTTTATTAGCTAACTCCAACTTTTCCAATATACTTATTTTATTAGATTTTGTTCCTACCCATATTTTTTCTAACTTGGGATGTTTTTCTATTTTGAAATATTCTCTAAATTTTGTTTTTTCTGGATTTAACCATTCGTGATAATAAACAACATATTTTTTCATCATTCCTTGAGTAATACCTTCTGGTAATGGTTTTGCTGAATGTTTTCTTTCTCTTTTTGTATTTTCTTTTATTCCTTTACAATTTTGTTCTTGTTCTTTTCTTGTTGCAATTCTTAAATTTTCTAAAGAATTATTTAATGGGTCTTGGTCTATATGGTCTACGCTTATTTCTTTTGTTCCTTTTCCATTACCATAACAACCAGTAATGATTTGATGAATATATAATTTATTTGAACCTCCTATATAATTGTTTTGTTGTTTAAACCAAGTTATCTTCTTACCATTATTTTTTTCTATTTTATAATCTAAAATTTTGTTATAACTTTCAGTACATAATATACATATTGTATCTTTTTCACAATACATAAGTAAATATTCTTTTCCTTCTTTTAAAACTTTCCATAAAGGATTTTTTAATTGATTTGCTGTTTGACCTCTATCATGATAATGTCCTCCTAAATATTTTATGATAGAATAATTATTTTCTTGAATGTAATTATCCACAAAAGAATTCATTGAATATTAATTGATTATAATTATTGAAACTATAATCAATTTTTTTGTATTTTTTTGTAATTTTATATTTTTTATTATTTTTATAATTTTGTTTGTATAATAATAAATTTGTAATGAAACAACACGCTTAATTGGAATAAGCACATTGAAAGTTTATTTTCATAAACTGATGGACTATACCTTAAAGGGTCATAGAAATTTGCTAGATTTCTCACCTCCAAACCATTGTAGTCTCTGGACGTTCTTCATATGCTTGCATAGCGCACTTAGAAGCTTCGCTGCGGATTGTCTAATCTGTTTCGTTATTACTATGCCCTAGGTCATTACCCCGGGTATTTGAAATGGTTTCCCATAACAAAGAAGTAGAAACAGCTCTAAAGAGTTTCCCGCAATTTAGATTTGTTGCCTCCTGTTAATTAACAGTAGACTAGCTGGTTATATAATACATTACTTAACAAAGTAAGGTATATTTGCTTTACACTGTTTATCCATGTTAGTGAGCAAATAACTAACATGGCAGCCAACTGTTCAGGCCTGCTAATTCGCGAATGCGTATTGTTTAGCCCTCCCCAGGGCAAACTTTCTTAACTTTCATTAAGAAACTGGACTATACCTTAAAGGATCACTGAGAATTGCTAGTTCTCTCACCTCCATTTCATTGTAGTCTCTGAACCTTCTTCATATGCTTGCTTAACGCACTTAGAAGCTTGGCTGCGGATTGTCCAATCTTTTTCGTTTTTACTATGCCCACGGTCATTACCCTTGGGTATTGTTATAGTTTTCCATAACAAGTAGTAGAAAAAGCTCTCAGGAGTTTCCCGCAATTTAGAAATGTTGCCTGTTGAAATTCAACAGACTAGCTGGTTATATGATACCTGACTCATTTGAGTCAGATATATTTGCTTTACACTGTTTACCCATACTAGGAAGCAAATATCTAGTATGGCAGCCAACTGTTGGGCACAGGAGTTAATGCCCGACATAATTCTCAACACATTATAATTTGTAGCGTAGATACGAACCTTTGCCGTCTTCGTACCTTCAACTGTCGCATTAGACAACACAAGCTGTAAAGTAGCATTATCAATACGAGAGAAGTTACAGGTTCCTGAAGGCTGATGCTCTTCAGGTCTCAAAGCAAAGGAATAAACATTGATACCTTCATCAGGTGTGCGTGTGTGCGACTGGAAAGGCTGGACGTAGTTGAAGTACGATCCCTCACGCTCCGAGAAACGGTCCTGTCCGTTCAACTGAAGTTTCGCAGTAACCACTGGGTTCTGTCCCCAACAGTGCATATTCAAAGAAGTCTCTGTTAGAACAAATGTACCCGCATCAGAAATGGTAGATCCACCGTTGTGGTCTGCTGCCATTTCCTTAAGCTGGGACAATGTCGAACCAGGAGGACCATTGGGTGTAGAAATACCACCAAAGTTAGGTTCATTGTAAGGATTATTAGGTCCATGCCAGTATCCTGTGAAATTATCAGGAATATTAACATCCATCGCACCCGCATCATTAAATAAGCCACGAGCATCAATGTAAGCACCGTTAGTGTGTCCTGCGACTTCATTGGGTCCACCAAAGGCATGGATAGCATTTGGAAGAGCATCAACCGCATCTGTGTAATTAAAGGACTGTGCGCCTAGAACACGGAAAAGAGTAGCATCACATACAAGTGAAGAACAGTAATCCACATTCTGATCTGGCTGAACGACCCAAATCAATTCTTTAACTGGGTGATTGAAATTCAATCGAATCTTGTTAGATGAAGATCCAACTGACTCATCACCAGTGAACTGAAGCTGTGTAATTAGATACTCATGAGGATTCTGTGCGAAACGCCTTCGCTCATCAGTATCCAAAAAGACATAATCGACATACAAAGAAGCAGCAACTAAAGACTGATTGTATGCGATGGCAGCAGGAACTGGACGTCCAGGAGCATACTGAGTTTTGTTGGTAGGAGGCTCATTTGGTGTAGCACAACTTAATGTTGTAACCGCCCATAGACATTCATCAATAGGACGAATATCTAAATTAATCTTCACCTCGTGATACTGTAAAGCAATTAAAGGAAGGGCTAAGCCCGGATTGGTACAGAACCAAAATTGAAGAGGAATGTAAAGGGTAGTTTCAGGGAGAGCATTACGGGGGGCGCATACCTGGCGAGGTGCTAGGGAGTCGCAAGGACCATCAACTTCAGAAAAAGAGGGATCAGTAATAAATGTTAACTGTGTTGTATTTCCAATCATCTTGAAGTATCCACGCTCTTGTCCGGATGTCATTGTAAGCTGATTCCAGATGTGCATCCAATCACCATATTGGCGATCAATTCGCTGACCTCCAATCTCTACTTCAACCTGTGCGACTAACTGTTCTCCGGGGTAATCTAACCAACGGGCATAAACCCCAGTTCCAGTATCAGCAGCATAGCTGGCAATACCCATCAACTGATTAATTTCAGGAAGTGTTACCTGTAAATAAGTGCGATAACACAAATCACCATTGCGGCTAATGGTACATGTTATGTGTCGGCCAAAATCAGCTTGACCGTTAAATGTTTGTTCGATTGACTCAATCGCAAAGTTTGTATACCTTCGGTAAGTAACCTTCCAAAAAGTAATCTGAGGATTACCAGTCAAATAAACATCTTGAGCCCCATAGGCAACTAATTGCATTAATCCACCACCCATTATAATATTCCTAAAGAAAAAAAAAATAATATTTAATTTAATTAAATTAAAATAAATCTTTCACATCCATATTTTTTATAACAAATTGTGATATATATTCGTCATTGTAAATTTCTTTTTTATTTTCATGTGGTTTGGTAAAAATGTATTCTTCGTTTTGTTTTTTAATCATCCATCCACTATTTAATGAATTATATAAAAATATCATTTTGTAAAATAATTTCTTATCTATTTGTATATCCTTTTTTTTAATTTTATCCATTAATTAATAAAAATAGTTTTAATTAATTTATTAAACTAATATAATAAATTAATTATTAAATAAATAATAATTTTATAATATAATGCCTAATTTTAAACCTAAAACTTCTAAGAATATTGTTATAGATAAAAAAAAATCAATAACACTTTATGGAAAACACAAAGAATTTTTGAATGAGTTTGATAAAAATGAATCAATTATTCCTAAAATAAAAAAAGAAATAAATGAATTAAAAAATAATCTAGAATTTGAAAATTTAATAGAAAATAAATTAGATATGATAGATAAGATAAAAGAATTAAAACAAACAACGAAAAGTATGAAAGAAAAAAAAATAAATTATTTTTTAGATAACTCTAAATATATTTTCGAATATTATGAAAATAAAAAAAATATATCCAAAGATACAAAAAATAATCCAAAAAGTAAATTAATTCATAATTTTTTTAAAATAAATCAAGAAGAATCTGTTTTATGCGACCAAAAAAATATCGTTCAAAAATATTTAAACAATGTGGATGATTCCTTTTTAGATTTTTCACAATTTATTCGTTCCAGTGATGTTTGTATGTATTGCCATAAAGGAGAACTTATTATATTAGAAGATGAAGGGCTTATGATTTGTAATCATTGTTCTAAAAATATTATGTATTTAATAGAAAATGAAAAACCTTCTTATAAAGAACCTCCTAAAGAAGTAACCTTTTATGCTTATAAAAAAATTAATCATTTTAAAGAAATATTAGCTCAATTTCAAGGAAAAGAAACAACACAAATTAAAAATGAAGTTATTGAAAATATTAAATTACAAATTAAAAAAGAAAGATTAACATTAGATCAATTAAATCATTATAAAACAAAAGAAATATTAAAAAAACTTGGATATAACAAATATTACGAGCATATTGCTTTTATCAAAAATAAGTTAGATATAAAATCTCCTATAATGTCGAATGAATTAGAAGATAAATTATGTAATCTATTTATGGAAATTCAAGCACCTTATGCGAAATATTGTCCTGATTACCGTGTTAATTTTTTAAATTATTATTATGTTTTGTATAAATTATGTGAATTGTTAAAAGAAAAAAGTTATTTAGAATACATTCCCATGTTAAAAGATCGTGAAAAATTAATCGAACAAGATGAAATATGGAAAAAAATGTGTAGTTGTTTAAATTGGGAATTTATTTCAACAATTTAAAAAAAAAAATATTTAGTAATAATATATGAGTCTTCAAACACACATAAAAATGATTTGGTTTTTTATCATTATTAACTTTCTTCTTTTAATTTACCTTACTTATGTGGTCGTATCAAATAACCAACTTATTAAACAAAATAAAGCTAATATTATAGCCAATAAACAAACTTTATCTCACGTCCAATAAATAATTATATACCAAATATTTTTTTACCTAACAAAATATATTTATCATATTGTTGTTTTAATTTTAAAGCAAGTTGTCTTTTACCTTCACTATTTTCATAAATATTACTAATAAAATCTAGATTTATAATCTTCACTCCTATATCATTTGATAATTCAATACTTTCTGTTGAATATTTCATAAAATCTTTTAAACCTATATCATATTGTTCTTTATTTTTAATATATAATCCTTTGTAAATCAATAGTTTAGCTTCTATAATATAAATAGAATATTGTTGGTTTAAATTTAAAATAGTATCTTTCCAACTATCTAATAAGTATTTATGAAATATTACTAAATAGTCATGTTTTTTTAGTAATATTTCTTCCATTTCAAATCTATTTATTAAACTAAGATTTAAAAAAATTATTCAATTTTATTGTATTAATTTTTCATTATATTTAATTTAATTTTACTAATATTTGTTTTCATTATATTTAATTTAAATTTATTCGTATTTAATTTATTCGTATTTAATTTATTTTTATTTATTTTGTTTTTGTTTATTTTGTTTTTGTTTATTTTAATTTTGTTTTTATTTAATTTATAAGTTTTTATTGTTGTTATTAAATTATTCAATTCTGGAAATGTTGTTTGTAATGTATTTAATTGTTTGTTATTAAAATATATCCATGGTTTGTGTAATCCAACAGAATTAGTCGAAAAAACACTTTCTACAGAAAATTGTTTTGCTAATTCTGGAGTTGGTTTATGTATTTTAATATTATTCTCATTTAATCTACTTCCTGAGAAAAATAAATCTTCATTTATATTTAAAACTTTGAAAGAAAAATTACTATTTAATAATTCTAACATTTTACTTTTTTTTCTTAAAGATAAACCTCCATTTCCTATTTGTTTATTTCTATGTCTCCAAGGTGCACCAACATAATCATATTCTAAAAATTTATAGATATTTTTACTATTTGTATTGGAAAGAAGTGTATCAGTTTGAAAAACCAAAAAATGTTCTGTTTCAATATGTAGGTAAAAAAAATAGGAATATAATAATTTATTGTATTCTTTAATGGTTAAATTATTTTTATTTAAATTAATATAAGTACATTTTTTTGTGGTTTGTATAGTATTAAATATATTTTCAATAAATTGTTTATTAATACTTCCATGAAAGATTAAAAAGTTCCAATTATTATCTAAATTACTATTAAAATTATTTAATACAATTGGCAACGATGGATGAAATCTAGGTTCTACAATTACCGCAGTATACATTAATATATATTATTATATAAATTTATAATTTCTCATTATAAATTTTAACTCTTCTTCATTGGATAAAAATAAAAACAATCCTGTTTTATAACATTTCTCCATCGATTTTTGAGTAATTTTTTTATTAAATTTTTTGGGATCATCATTTCTAACTTTTTCTTCTATTAATTTATTTATATCCTCAAGTAATTTATAAATATTCCTTTTATTTTCTAAAGATATTTCATGTATTTCATAAATATAAGAAACTAAGTCAGTAAACTTTTCTTTGTTTGTATTGGGTATATTTGGATTTAACCCTCTAAAATGAGAATTATATTTTGGATTTGAATAATATTTATTTACTACTTCTTCTACAATTTCTTTTTTTTCATCTTGAGAATTTATATATAAATCAGAAACAGGACTACATTTATTAATAGATTGAAACCAATCAATTACTTCACCTTCTGTATTATTAGTTTTTGCTTCAATTAATAGATAACTATTATAAAACCATTCGTTTATTTCATTGTCCTCTAACTGGGATTCTAAATATTTAATTGCGTGATATCGATGTAAACCATCAATAATTTCTAAACCATGTTCGTGTTTATTATAAATACATTGAAATATAAAAGATAATGGATATTGTTTATGTATTAAACTTTCCGCTATTTCTTTAGCACGTTCATGATTTGGCGGGCGATTAAATTTCCATCTTAACATTTTTAATTTTAAAAACTTTTTCATCTTTATCTTGAACGTATAATGATTTTTTGAATGTTGTATTACTAGTTTTAACCCTATTAATTCTGTAATAATACTTGAGGGTACTACCGATAGAGTTGTCATTGTTTTTAATTGCTAATAAAATTATAATTATTTTCAATTTTATTATAATTATATATAATGGAATATTCAGAGGAAGAAGAAGATAAATTTATTGATGTTATAGTTTATTATAATAAATATTGTAAAGAGAATGGATTAACAGCGGAGGATTCTCCATTTGATGATTTTATTAATGATGGAGATTATGAAGATTCTGGTATTGAATTAACTTCAAGTGAAAAAGACCGATTAATAAATTATTATAATAAATCAAAATCACCTATATCTCCTAAATCTTCTATATCATCCAAATCATCAACATCTTCTAGATCATCAAAATCTTCAAGATCACTTAAATCTTCTAGATCTTCTAAATCTTCTAATTCTTCTAACAACGAAGAATTTGATGAATTTATAGAAAATTATGAAAGTTATTGTGAAAGTTTTGGATTATCTGGTGATGACTTTCTTTCATTTGAAGAATATATTAGTACAGGTCAATATAAAGTAATGGGAAATGAATTAACCTCTCAAGAAATAAAACGATTAATTAAATATTATAATTCTAAATCTTCCTCTCCTTCTTCTCATTCATCTTCTTCTTCTTCTTCTTCTTCTTCTTCTTCTTCATCTTCTTCATCTTCAACAAAACTTTCTAATCATACCTTATTATTAAATTGTTGTCATGGAGCTTTAAATGTTTATTATAAAGGTCAACCAAATGTAGAATTAGCTTATATGTATAACCCTATTCAACATTTAAACAGATTAATACAAGGAGCCCAATTATGTATTACATCTATGTATGTATCAGATGTTATTAAATTAATAAAAGAATTAGATACTAAATCTTTTCATAGTTTAAATAAAGAAAATGTTGGAGAAATAACAAATATGATCGCGAATTTAAAATCTTATAAAAATTATGAACGAGAAATTGAAGGGTATGATTATAAAACAAGAAAAAATCAAATTCATAATACATTAAAATTTATGGTAAATAAATTTAATGATAAAATACTTAATAAAGAATGGTATATACATAGTTCACCACAGCCAGAATCTACACCTATTGATAAGGTCGACGATATAAATGGATTATATTTTGTAAATGAAACTACTTTTATTGTTCCAAGGATGGATACCCCTTATGTAAATAATGCTACCGATTTAAATAAACATTTTAATTTTACTACTAGACAAATTACTTATTCTAAATTTTATAATATTTTGTTATGTCCTATATATAGACAATATAATGATTATAAATTAAAATATTTTTATCCACATGGAATTTCCTTAGGTAAAGATTGGGCTTATAATATAAATATTTCCAATATAGGGTTGTATTCTATGATTAGTAAAACAACAGCTGATGTTCTTTATAATTTTTTAGTAAATATACCCAATGTTAGTATGATAGATAATTCATGTGAATCTCATGCTTTAAACTATGAAGTAAATAAATTAAAAGAACTAAGAGATAGTTATAGAAAATTAGGTCCAAGAGTAGGAAAAAAATTAGTAAAAAAAATGACAAAAAAAATATATCGATTAGAAGGTAAACTTCGTTCGAAAGCAAGAGGAAAACATAGAAAAAGAAGAACAAGAAAAAGAAGTAGAAGAAATAATTAAAATCTTTGTTTTCCCCAAGAAATAAATTCATCATATTGATTTTTTAATTTTAAACTTATTTGCCTTTCACCTTCACTATTTTTATAAACATTCATTTTATTAGGATTATGTAGACAAATAACATCTCTATTGTTAGCTAAATCAATACTTTCAGTGGAATATTGTATAAAGTTTGCTATTCCATAGTCATATAATGATTTGTCATTATTAAGTAAACCACCATAAATACATACTTTAGCAGCGATTATTTTAATAGAAAGTTTATATGATAATGTTAATGGAAAGTCTTTATAAATAAGTTCTAATTTTTCTCTCGTACTAACTAAATATTCACATTGTGTCAAGAAGAATTCGTTCATTGTGAATAAGTTTTATATATTATTTAATAAATATTTAATTTCAATTTTTATATTTATAATACAAAAAACTATATAATAAATATATGAGTATAACACGAGAAGAAGAAGATAAATTTGATGATTTATATAATAATGTATGGGAATATTATATAGATCAAGGACAAGATAGAGATGTAAATCTTACTAATAGCCAAATAAAACACTATTTGTTAACAGAAGAAAATTTAAGTAAAAATGAACTAAATAAATTTATCAAATATTTAAGAGATGAAGGAGAATTAAGTGTAAGTTCTAAGTCTAGTTCTAGATCTAGTTCTAAAACCAGTTCTAGTTCTAGATCTATTTCTAAGTCTAGTTCTAAATCTAGTTCTAAATCTAGTTCTAGATCTAGTTCTAAATCTAGTTCTATTCCAAATACGGCTACAAATTCTTCTCAAACATTATTATTAAATTGTTGTCATGGTACATTAGAAACAACAAATATAAATAAATATAATAAAACTTTAACACATTTTTTTAATCCTATACAACATTTAAATAGATTAATTGAAGGTGCACAAATGTGTATAACATCACATTATCCGAATGATAGAGTTAATATAATGAAGGAATTAAATAAAAAACATTGGAATTCATTAAATAGTGAAAATATTCAAGAAGCAAAAGAAATTATTGAAAATATCGAGGGATATAGAGAAGAAACAATTAAACCTGAAGGCCATAGAAATTATTATGATTATTTAGCAAGGAAAAATCAATTACATAATAGACTACAATTTATAACAAATAGTAAAAATGAAAAAATAATTAATAAGATCTGGATTATAGAAACATCTTTAAAAACTAAAAGTCCAAATGGTATATATTTTGTTAATAAAACAACTTTTATTGTACCCAAAATAAATAAACCATATATTTCACAAGGTATTGATAGTCATTTTAATTTTCAAACAAATCAAATAACATATACATCATTTGACAATATCCTAACTTGTCCTATTTATAAACAATTTAATAATTATTTATTAAAAGATAAAATTCCAGATAAACAAAGTTGGGAATATAATGTATTTAATAATACATTTGTTTCTGGAGATATGATTTACTCAACTACTGCGTTTGTTCTTTATAATTATTTACAAAATATTCCAAATGTTAGTATCATTGATACATCTTGCGAATCTCATGATCTTTATAATGATATTAATAAATTAAAAAAACAAAGAGATAGTTATAGAAAATTAGGTAGAAATGTAGGCAAAAAATTAGTAAAAAAAACGACAAAAAAGATTTATCGATTAGAACAACAATTACGTTCCAAAGCAAGAGGAAAAAAAACAAGAAAAAATAAAGGAAAAAATTAATTATTATATTATAATATGAACTTATACAAAATTAAAAATTTTCAATTACAAAATACAAAAATATCATTTCCTTTAAAAGCTAAAACAAAACCTCAAGTAAAAAATAAATCACAAACGTTATCATTAAAAGCTATTGGTCCAAGAGGACCAGCAGGTCCTGCTGGTCCAGCTGGTCCAGCTGGTCCAGTTGGACCAGCTGGACCTAAAGGGAATGTTGGTCCCGCTGGTCCAATTGGTCCTGCTGGACCCAAAGGTGCTGCTGGAGCCGTTGGTCCTCGTGGTTCAGTAGGTCTTGCTGGTCCAGCTGGGCCAGCAGGTGTAGCAGGAGTAAAAGGAGCAGCAGGCGCTGTAGGTCCAAGAGGTTCAGTAGGTCTTCCAGGAGCAAATGGTTTAACTGGGTCACAAGGTCCCCAAGGTTTAATTGGACCACGAGGTTTAACTGGTCCTCAAGGATTAATAGGTCCTCAAGGACTACCAGGACCACAAGGATTAACAGGATCTCCAGGCGTAACTGGACCCAGAGGTTTTACTGGTCTTCAAGGTTTAGAAGGTCCGGAAGGCCCACAAGGTCCACAAGGTCCTGAAGGCCCTCCAGGTTCAGAAGGTCCTGAAGGACCTCAAGGTATAGAAGGTATAGAAGGTCCAGAAGGCCCACAAGGACCTGAAGGTCCTCAAGGTCCAGAAGGTCCACAAGGAATAGAAGGTCCACAAGGACCAGAAGGACAACAAGGTCCTGAAGGAATACAAGGACCAGAAGGAATAGAAGGACCACAAGGTCCAGAAGGTCCTCAAGGTCCTGAAGGTCCTGAAGGTCCAGAAGGTCCACAAGGTCCGGAAGGACCAGAAGGTCCACAAGGAATTGATGGTCCAGAGGGTCCCGCAGGACCAGAAGGTCCACAAGGTCCCGAAGGCCTTGAAGGTCCTCAAGGCCCCGAAGGTCCTCAAGGTCCAGAAGGTCCACAAGGTCCAGAAGGTCCACAAGGACCAGAAGGACCTGCTGGTTTAGATGGTCCAGAAGGACCTACTGGTATAGACGGAATACAAGGCCCAGAAGGTCCTGCGGGCCCAGAAGGCCCTCAGGGTCCGCAAGGAGAAGATGGAATACAAGGCCCGGAAGGTCCACAAGGTATACAAGGTCTACAAGGTTTTGAAGGACCTCAAGGTCCACAGGGTCCTGAAGGACCTCAAGGCCCACAAGGACCACAAGGTTTTGAAGGACCACAAGGTCCTCAAGGTTTTGAAGGCTCACAAGGTCCTCAAGGCTATATAGGACCTCAGGGGCCACAAGGTTTTGATGGTCCTGAAGGTCCTCAAGGTCCTGAAGGTCCTCAAGGTCCCCAAGGACCTCAAGGTCCTCATGGTGGTCCAGAAGGCCCCCAAGGTCCCCAAGGACCACAAGGTCCACAAGGAATAAAAGGTGATACAGGACCTCAGGGTGTTGAAGGTCCTCAGGGTCCGCAAGGATTACAAGGCATACAAGGAATACAAGGTGTAGAAGGACCAGCAGGCCAAGGAATAATAAATATTAATTATGAGCGTAAAATAGAATACCTTTATGAATTATTTTTTCGTGCGTCAAGTACCGAAGTATTAAACAGAAGTTCATAATTTTATTAAGTATTTTAAATAAAATTATAATAAATTGCACTAGCTGAGGATCGAACTCAGATATTCGGCTCATAAGACCGATGCTCTAACCATTAAACTACAAGTGCTTGGATATTTCTATCCACATATTATAATATGAATATTCTTTAAATAATTTATATTTATATTATATAAATGTCTTTAATAGATAAATTAAATAATAGGTGTTTAACAAATCGTTTTTTAAAAGGTGATAGAGGAGATATTGGACCCGAAGGACCATCAGGTAAACTTCCTTTTTATATTATTAAATCAAAACAAAGTTCTAACAATACTTGGAATTTTGATTTATCAGTTTTACCAGCTTTAATAAGAACAAATAATGGTTTAGCAGATGATAATATTTCTTTTAGTTATCAATTTATTGTAGCCGAAACAGCTACAACATTTCCACCTACAATTTCTGTGCCTTCTTGTGGAATAGTTAACTGGATTGATGCGCCCAACAATACTCCTATTAATGATGCTTCTTTAAATGATGTTGGTACAAGTATACAAATTGATGATAAGAGTATTTCTTATTTAACTACATATCAAAATTATGCTATGGGAAATCTTTTAGGAAAAGAAGTAAATATTAGTAATGCTAATTATAAACAATCTATTATGTATTATTGTATTACAGAATATAGTAGTGATTCTATTCTTAAACAAACAAATAATTGTTCTTTCACAACGACATTAAATTCATTTACTACTTCCTCTTTTAGAATAACAAAAAACGCGCATACTATATTTAATATAGTTATTGATACAGCTAATGGAGGTATTCCTACATTAACTAGTAAATTTTTGTATTTATATTTAACACCAACATTTTTATTTTCCTCAGATAATAATATCCAATAATTATAATAATGGTTTTTACCAATAAAGTAGATGGCATTTGTTTTACAGATAAAACAATACAAGAAACTGCTTTTTCTATAATAGACAAACGTAAACTTGCTCCTATTTTAGAAATTTCAACGCCTAATGTATTAGTTATTCGAGATGAATTAATTATAACAGAAGGAGTTGGAAGTCTAAAAAGTGCTATATTTGGACCTGATGGTTTACGAACTACAAACCCTGATGGGCTTCAGGTAGATAGTAAAATAAATATGAAAACGAATAATATTGATAATGTAGATAATTTGGAAGTTAATACAATTAATGATATACCTTTTAATTTACTTTCTCAAAATTTATTTAGTGTTTTAACAGTAGGCAATAATGCTGGAAATAAAGGAATTATTAATTTACAAAAAATAACTTTTAATAAAAATGAATTTAATCAAGTTTATGAAGATACCACTGCTAATTTAATTATACAAAGTCCTAATGATATAGATTTATCGGCAAATGAAATAAATTGTAATTGTGATATAGACATGTCAAATAATGATATTAAAAAAATAAATAAAATTAAATTTAATAAAAATGAATTTAATCAAGTTTTTGAAGATATCACTGCTAATTTAATTATACAAAGTCCTAATGATATAGATTTATCGGCAAATGAAATAAATTGTAATTGTGATATAAATATGATAAATAATAAAATAACATTTGTAGAATCAGTAAGTTTTAATAAAGATTCAT